TCATATATCTATCTTCAAGAAAATCAGCATCAGGACCAATTCAGAAGAAGATTGACCAGAGTGCCGACCCTAAGAACGGAATTTCCCTCCATAAATGGAACCTTACGGACATGATGAGAAAATGTCCAGAATCTGTTCATAGACCGGAACTCCCTAGACTTCCTTTGTACATTGAAAGAGAAGTCTTAGACGTAAAGACGCAAGAACAGATAGACGCTCTTCCTCCAGAAAAGAGAGAAGGATACGACAGATACGAAGCGTATGCCGGTTGCGTTGAATGTCCGGCATTCCTTGCTTGTAAGGCAAAGTCTCCTGGACAATACAGCCAAGAGTCTTCTATTCTCCGAGATATTCCGTTTGTTAGAACGGTTCTTCGTGAAACAGGAGACCCAGAACAAATCAAAGCTCAGGTTCTAAATCTTAAACCCGAAAGCTCTGGCGTTATTTACAACAGGTTCAGTCGCAATCTGCATTACAAGCCTTTGAACGAAGTCTATAAGTTTGCTTTCGGAGTTTATCCAGATAAAGGTAAATGGGTTACGAGAGGAGCTTTCGTAGCAGAGCTTAAGCAAAACGGATGGAGAATAACCTGCGGCGTGGACTTTGGGTACACCGACCCCGCCACTGCGGTCGTAATAGCTTATAGCCGCTCTCAAGACAAAGTCATCATAGTAGATTGTGATACAGCTACAGGATACGCCAATCCGGACTGGTTAGCTCACATAAAGAACACTTTGTATCCAAAGTATGAGTTCGACCTATTGTGTCCAGACACGGCCGATAAGTCTTCTCCTGGTGTGGCCTCTAAGTTAGGTATGCCTTCAAGGAATAAGAAGCCACTAAGAGTGGAGACAGGTGTTAGCTGGATTAGAGACCACCTGTGGAATGTTTCTAGGCAAGAAACAAGATTCATGATTATCGAAGACAAGAACAACGAAGGCTTCGTGCAATCGATGGAGCAATGGCAATATAAGAAGACCATTATGGGATTCCAGTACGGCCATTTCGAGGACGATACGTGGCCCACTCACTTTCAGGATGCCCATAGATATGGTATCGACCCGTATGTGATGGTTGGAGCCGCCTCTTACTCTATTTCTTCAGATGTTCCTATCATAGGAACCATAAAAGACGAAGAAGAGGCTAAGAAAGTCTTATCAACCGTAGAAGACACGTTATCTAGACCTGAAAGTTTCTATAAAGCAATGTCCGATGAATATTACGAACAATCGAGAATAAGAGTGGACTTTTCCAAGGAACGTGTTAAAACAAAAAATACGAATGAGACGGGTAATTTCCTGTTCTCCTTTGAATAAAAGCTATAACCAGGAGTAATCACTGTGTCTTTTCTAAACCTATCAATCGTGCGTACGGCTTACATCGATGAAACACCTACGGCTACTCCGTCAGAGAGCTTGTTCGACCATAAATTCACTAGAAGCGGAATTCTCGTAGACGACCCTAGCGGAAGCACCCATACGATTAGCGCAGGACAAACCGTTTCTCTTGGTACAACCGCTAGACCATTGACCTATACGGCTACAACAGAGTTCGCTATTAGATTCCCAACTACTGGTTCTTCTATGGTAAGAATGAGATGGACAGGGACAGGGACCGAACCAGGATTCCGAACAGCTAGAAGCATTAGCGGTGACTCGACTACCGTTGTGGATTTGGTGAGGGTCTCTCCTACTGCTCTTAAAATTCAGAACAACTCTGGTATGGCCCTGGATTTCTCGACTGTAGTTCAAGGAGACGAAGTCCATTTCCATGCCAATGAAGAGGCCTTCACGAATCCTTTTCCTTACGGAATGTGTGGGCAGACATTTCAAATCATTGAATCCGCTGTGAACTACATCATTATCCGAGATAACGGGATGGGCAGCGCAGTCACGGATTTGGCTATCGGGGCCGTTCTTTCTGACGCAATGAGAATATTCAGCAGCTCTGGTGTCCAGATTGGAGACAAAGTTTCATTCAGTTCTACGTGTGCATTATCTTATGACAATAGAGCCTACGTTCAGTCCATAACTAGCGTGACAGATAGAGAAATCATGTTTGTGAATCCATATGCGTTGCCTGAAACTGCGATTCCTGGAGCAGGGTCCATCTCCGTGTTCCTTAAGACAATTGGATTCCTGGCAATTCAATCTTCTGGACCTCTTGAACTGTTTCTTGATGGAGGCGTAGAGCCTATCAGAATGTCCGAACTAGACACAGGCAGTTCCGTGTTCCTTGGTTCAATTAAAGCTAACAGCATCTCTGCCAGAAACCCGACTAACGAACCAGTACATGCGCTGGTTCATACCTGCTCGATTTAATAACCGGAGACACCATGAAGATACCTTTCATTGGTTCGAGAAAAAACCTACAGATTTCATTTGAAGAGGAAGCTCTTTCAAAGAGTGTTAAGCCCACTACCATTAACCCTATCCTGGAAGGTAACGTAGAAAAGAGCAAAATTGTCTTTGATTTAGAGAGCTTGCGTTCTTCTGTAGATAACATTTACAATAAGTCTGGAAGAATCACAGACAAAGAACTTAGAAATGTAGCCAGCTATGACTCTATCATTTCCTTGATTATCTCCACAAGAGCTAACCAGGTGATGTCATTCGGTAAAAGGTCTAAGAGCAAATACAACAGAGGTTTCCTTCTCAGAGAGACCGTTCCAGTTCAGGACGATGAATCAATTCCAGCAGAAATGAAAGCAGCTGAATGTAGGCACAGAGCCGCATTAGCAGATACTATCTCTAAATGGATTAAGAATTGCGGAACTTCTAGCAAAGAAATAAGAGACTATGCTTTCCAAGGGTCTGACTCTTTCTTCAAAGAATGTACCCTTAGCGACTATCTCTCTGCACAAGCTCGTAACATCCTTACTTTCGGAAGATATGCTACACAAATCATCAGAAGCAAAGACGGTATCCCGTTGATGTGGAGGCCTATTCCGGTAGAGACGCTTTATAGAGTTATCGATGGACGATATGTCTCTATGACAGGAGCCGACGAGGACGTAAACGAGACCAGCGCAGAAGATGCAAAGAAGTGGAATGAGATTGCGAAAGAGCGCCAGCCCATTGCTTTTGTTCAAAAAATAAATGGTAAAACAGTATCTTTCTTCACAGAAGACGAAGTGATAGTCGGATATTACCAGAAACAGGCTTTTGAGAACCTTAACGGATACCCACTCTCTCCTATTGAGATGGCCTACTATTCTGTTTTGATGAACTTCTATTCCCAGTCATATATGCAAAACTTTATGACCAAGGGTCTAGGAACCAAGGGACTGATAAACCTCAAGACAACAGAAGGTGACTACCTTAGCAAAGAAGATATCGAGAGCTTCAGAAAGCTGTTCAGTAACTACGTAGCTAGAAACGACAACTCAGCGACCATTCCCGTAGTAGCCGGAGCTGTAGATGTAGAGTGGATTCCTCTTACAGCCGCTCCAAAAGACGTCGAATTCACTAAGATGTTCGATAGAATCCTGCTCATTGTTTGCTCTAGTTTCCAAATCTCTCCCCATGAAATCGGTTTCGGTGCGCTAGACCCAGAAGGAGCCGGCGCTGGAAATATGGGAATGAAGCAAGACCAAATCGTACAAGGTGAAGAAAGAGGTCTGAGACAACTAATTGAGCAGCTTCTTGACCATGTGTACCAAATGGTCGAAATGGCTTTTCCTCAAGCAAAAGAGCTGTACATCCTTGAAGCTGTAGGCCTAGGCCAGAACACAAAAGAAGCCGACCTCGCTCTGTATAAAGAAGAACTACAGACCTCCGGTACTTTTGCTAAGATTTGGTCAGATTCAGAGAGAACTGATGCTTTCCCATATGGCGGACACGTACCTTCTTCTCCCGTATTTCATCAAAACGTAGCTAAGTATATGAAGTACTCCCATTTCATGTACCACTTCTTCCAAGACAAAGAAGCTCTTAATAACCCTGCGTATGACTTCATCATCGACCCAAACCTTAATGAGGCTTATCAGGCACTTAAGGCTCAAAAGCCTGAGATTGAGCAGCAAAATGCCATTCTGGACATGGAACAGAAGAAGCAGCAAATGCAAATGGAAGAAGCACAAATGAACATGCAAATGCAGCAAGCCCAGGCCGAAGCAAATCAGCCGCAAGAGGTTGCTGTAGACCCGAATGTAGAGCTAGAGAAGCAAAAGCATGAGCAGAAGATGAAGCACGAACAGCAGAAGCATGAACAGAAGATGGCCCACCAGAAAGACCAGCATAACCTTAGCCTTCGTATTGCTTTTGCAGAAATGCAAAGAAAGCAACAAGAAGCTAAGATTTCGAGAATGTCTAATGTAATCCAAGCGGCTAAAGCTGGTCCCGCGGTTCCTCCGACTCGTCGTTGACTTATTTGACGTTCCTTTTTAAGATTAAGTTCAGAAAGAACACTAACATCTTAAAGAAGGGACGTCATGACCGACAGAATAATAGATTTAGTGATGGAAAGAGAAAGACGCAGAAGGAGTACGGCCGTTCCTGCTCAAAATGATGAAAAAGCTCATCAAACAGCAATAGATATCCAGGCTCAGACTGAATACAGCAAGCAGCTTAAATCCCTGTACAAAGAACAATTAAACGACAAAGAAGCTGAGTCGCTTTCTAAACTCCTAGTATTCTTCGTAAAAAGAATAAAGAGCGTTATGAAGAAGATTCATAGCGTAGCAAAGGAAGACCCTAGATTTGGTTTAGCTATGGCTACTGTATTGAATGAACTAGCCTCTGACGAACTTCTTAGGATTGGTCTATGCGGTGCCGTAGAGAAAGAAGTGTTCGACAAATATCTTGGAGCAATGATTGAAGAACTCGGAAAAATAGAGTATTTTGAAGATTTTGAATGTTTATGTGAAACACTGGAGGATTTTGAAGATGAAGACGAATAGTAAAGACTTTCTTTCTGGAGCAAAACGTAAGAAAGAAGCAAAAGAAATGGCTGAATCAATGGAGGTACTTAAGAGCGAAATGCTTCATTTCATTTCTGCTGCTTCCAATATCATGACGGTTCTGGAAGAGCACGGTAAGTCCATCGCCTATCTATTGTCTAAGGACAAGGATTGGCTGGAAGCAAACAAAGAGCTTCTAGCCGAATATGACGAACTGGCGAAAGGAAAGCCAAGCGATGACGACAAACAAGAAACAGCCTGAAAAGACGCATTTCCAGGAAGTTTGTAAGCTGGGCCTGTCTTCTCCATTGGAGCTAGACGGGTTCTGCGAACACGGATTAGCCAGAGCCAGATGGTGCGCAGAGAATCATAACTCCTCCTCTGCCGAAGAACTCAGCGCAAGAGGATGTCCGTATTTCGTGATATCTGAAGACGAAGATGGCTACTGCTTCTTCAAGATGGCCTCTAAGAAGAGCTTTGTTGGCATGGAAGAAGAAGACATCGGTAAGAGACTCGGTATCAATGTGAACCAAGTCAGAACCATTCTTGCTAGAGCCTTAATGAAGATAAAAGGGACTGAGTTTCACAAAGAATTAGAAGAACTCCGTAAAGAAGGCTGTCTATATGAAGACAACCATGAGGAGGACCTCGACATGTACTTCGTGTCTACAGACGGAAACTTCTTTGATGAAGTGGGATTAACGGGGGATGGAGAGATTTCTCCAGAAGACGTGCAAGCCTCTAGGGAGTGACTTGCACTTTTAAAAACTTAACAGACTCAATATCTAATAGAGACTTTATTTCTTTATGAAGCTTAACCTTCCCAAAGAAATACCTCAGCACTATCACAGAGAACTTCCACCATCCTACATTGATTTTTAAGCTATATGTGTTTTCAGCACTCAGCCTTTTGACATATACCTTAGAACCACTGAACAAAGATGATTTATTCAAGTTCTCTAGCAAAGCGTCGTGTACAACTAAGTCTCTCATATGTCCGTCCGTCATGTGGTTAATCATTGAGCCCATATCAAGGAAATACTTTTGCCAATTCATCAATGAACTCCTTAGAGCGAATAAGGTTCATAGCAGGAAGATTTATTGTGCGGCTCTTCTCTTTGCTTTCAATAAGGTACAACACCTCAAGATTGCTCCACTTATCTTCATCCGTTACGAAGTCAACAATCTTCTCAAGGTCCGTGGGAAGAAGAACAACTGGTTCTTCGGGACTGTCTTCTGTCTTAGCTAGGCGCAGAGCAACCTCTTCCAGCCACGCCTCATGAAGCTTCATCTTAAGGGGAGCCTTCGGAGATTCCACTTTCTGACAGAGCTGGTACAAGAAGCTTTCGAGAGTTAAGGACATCTTCAAACTCTCCTCAATATTGGAGATGCCGAAGAATTCCTTGGCTTTAGATACAAACTCTTCATTACCGTTCTCTTCTTGTGTGAGAAAGAACTTAGCAGGGATTTCCATAGAAAACGTCTTATTCATATGCCAGATACTCCTTTAAACAAATTGCTTGACTGGTTTAACAATTAAAGCTACCATGACTTTATGGCTAAAATCAACCGCTATTACAAAGGAGTCCTCCCAAAATGCAACCCTTACCCCCTGCCATTATTGTTGACCTGGACAACACCTTAATCGCAACCCCTCCTCCACCGCCTATTCCTTATGACCAAGTGGACTGGACCGAGGTATCTAGAGCCAATAGGCACTGTCCGGCTATAGATGGAATAAAGATGATGGTTAGGGCCTTCTTGTCCTCCGGCATAGCTGTGGTGTACATGACAGGTAGAAACTGGAACGACGTAGGCCTGACTACCGATTGGCTTAAGGAACACGGCCTCCTAGCCAGCGACTTAACCCACTTAATGATGAGGACTCCTGGGGACTTCCGTCCAGACCCCGACATAAAAGAGGACCTAACACGACAAGCTCTCAGTATGTTCCATATTGTTTCCGTAATAGACGACCGCGAAGATAATATTGAAATGTGGGGAAGGTGCTTTCCAGATATAGTCCGGCTTCACAAGAAGTGATAGAAGACATATACATATTAGCGTCCGATGGCAAGGGAGGCCGATACCAATGACAGAGAAGAAACCAGTAGTGCTTCTGAATAAAAGCAAGACCGTTAGTCTCCCTGTACCTTTGGCATCTAAGAAGAGCGGACGAAACGGTAGCGGCAGCCACG